AAATTTTTTTTAAAAAATTCATCATGATATGGAATTCCTCTAGTAAGATCAAATGGACATTCACCTTTAAATGTTTGTAATATTTGTCTTAAATGTTGTTGAATTCCATCTGTTTCTCCTACAAATTTAATATCATTATTTTCTATAACAATATCCCATGTAATAGGATTTAATTTTATATCTGAAATAGTTTCTATCATGATATATTTCCTATTCCTGGTTGCGCTACTATTGGTAAAGGTCCACCAGGAGGACCACTACCAGTTACACCAGTTGTTGCAACAGTGATTAAAGCATTAGATGTAATATGTGAAATATGTGAATTACATATATTTTGCCAAGCTGATAATAATAATGCTTTTTCACTTGCATTTAAACCAGTTTGATCTATTCCAGATATTATTGTATTAGCCCAAGTTGAACCTGTTCCTATTAAAGGCATTTTAAAATCCTATTTTTTAAATGATTCTATTTTTGCTAAATTTAATTCCATTTTTAAAACATCAGCAGCAGTAAATCCTTGTGGTCCCATTAATGTTAAAACTTTAGCATCTTTTATAAAAGTTAATGTTTCATGTATTAAATCAATTAAATCATTTGAATCACTATTTTTTATTGAAATAGTTCCATCAGGAGAAATTTCTATTTTTAAATCATTATTTTTAATAATTATATCATTAGCAGATACTTCTTGCAATGCTCTCGCAAATGGTAATGGTCCAGGAATAAACCAAGCATCATTTATATCATGATGTCTATAATTATCATGATATATAGGAATTATTTCACCGGAAGAAGAAATTGATAAATATTTATCTATTGATCTGTCGCAAAAATGTAACATTCCTATATCACCAGATTTTAATGGTAAAGAAATAAATGCTTTTCCATTATCAGCACAATCCCATCTAACAGGTACATTATTTATAATTGGCAAAGATAATTCTGTACCTTCTGTATTTTTTAATTTCATTTTTAATAAAGGAAGTACACTTGCTTTTTGATTTAATTCATTATATGTTTCTATTTTAGCAGGCATATTTACTTTTAATTCAAGCAATTCTGCCCTTATTGCTTCTTTAAGTAATTGTGAAAAAGTAGGTTTTGTAGTAATTTTTCTCATTTTTATGTTTTTAACCAATATTTTATATCAGATGTACTAGGAAGTATATTTGTAGGTCTTGTTGCTTCTATTTCACAATGCCATAAATTAGTATGAGTATCACCTTTATATCCTATATTATCTATTTTAAAATAATCATTATATTCTCTACTTTCAACTTTAATAAGACTTCCAGGTTTTAACATAGGTATTATTAAACATTTTAATTCAATTCCTTCATCTTTAGCAATAGGAGAACTAATTAATCCACTATTAGGACTAATAATATAACATGTTCCAGGATTATTACTATTATTATATAATATTTGAATTTTATCATCTTGTATACTTAAAGATGCATTATAAGGTTTTAATAATTTATTAACATTTTCTAATAAATTTCCTGAAACGGTTAACCCTTGTTGTGCAATTTTACCATTTTCTAAATTATTTTTTAACCATGTTATAGCATTTTTTGTTTGCTCTTTTAATATATTTTTTCCTTTTTCTAATAAATCAATTAATATATTTTTAATATCAGAATTCTCTTTATAAGATTTATTTACATATGTTTCTTGAAGAATATTTTGCCCATCTTTTGCTTTTATTTCGCAAATCCAATTTGGTCCTTCTCTATATCTTGTTGGTTTTTCTATATCTCCTACAAAAATTCCATGAGTATCATTTTCATATCCAACAATTAAATATACTTTATAAGTTTCATTATAATTTTTAATTAATCCCCATGTATCATTATTAATATTATATATTTTTATTGTTGCTTGATTATCTGCAACAGATAATGTTTTTTTTATATCAAATGAAGTTCTTAATCCAGCTAAAGATTTATTTGTTTCTTTTGGAGGATTAAATATATTAATAAAAGGCCATCCAGTATTACTAATACTAAATGATTTAGCGTCTTGTGTTAATCCAGATGAAATAAAAATTTGTTCAGATGGAGTTGTAATAGAACTTTTAGTATAATAAGTTACAGGTCCAAATATAACATATGCATTTCTTTGAAATAATATATTATTCATTTTTCATTAAAACAATATAAAAATGTATTAACACCTAAATCTTTTTCTGTAGGATCTTGATTAATATCTATTTTATTAATAACACATAATAATTTAATATCTTCTAATTTTTCATTTACAAATCTTTTTGTTATTTTTGCACCAGCTAGAAGTGGTAATCCCATTATAATAGGATTATTATTTTCATCTTTTATATCTAACATCCATTTTAAAACTCTTCTATTAAAATATAATCTTAAAATATATGTTGAATTATTTATTATTGTATTAAATTCATAATTATAATTATCTGATACAATAGGTATTTGTGTTACATAATAATTATATATACTCATTATTAAAATCCAAAAATATTAGACCCTGCATTATAAATTGTTTCAAATGCTTTTAAAGTAAATGTTTTATTATCGTTTTCAAGATTAGCTCCATTTTTAGTGCCTTTATTTTCTAATTCTTCAGCACCTAAACCTTCTTCCATTTTTAATGTTGTTGGAGCTAAAACTTTTTTAGTTGTTATTATATTCATTTGTCTAAAAATTGCTGTAAATTTTAATGCTCTTACAGTATTTTGATCTCTTGGTAAAACAAGAGACTCCATTGCGCAATTCTCATATTTTTTTAAACCTGTTAATAAATTTACAGGTCTTTTTTCATCATATATTTTTTCAAGTTGATCAAAAGCTTCTTTACTTGGTTTTCCTTTATCTCCGCTAAGACTAAAATTTAATTTTGATCTTAATATTTCAGGTGTTATACTTGCTATTGTTCTATCTAACATATTTGTTTGAAGATATGTAAGAGGATCATCACTTATTATAGCTTCTATTCTTATTGTTTTACCATGATTTATTATATGATCGTTAATATTACTACCATCTTCTATTTCATATTGAGTAGCTTCAGCAGTCATACTATGTTCTTCATTAATAACACAGTCACAAGCAATTATTATTTTATCACCATCTTGAATAGTTGTAATTGTATTTGATTGTAATAATTTAGTAAATATATTAGACATATTATTCTTGTTTACTTTCTATAATACCATAATGTTCACGCCAAAATTCGTCTAATTGATTACTTAAATGTTTTTTTATACTTTTATAAAATTTACTTTCAATAGTTTCTCTATTTTCAGAAGTAACACCATTTATATTTACTGTTAATGGAGCAGATATCGAACTATTTATTATATTTTTACCATAATCAGGTTTTGTAAAACCTTTAAATGGTTCATATTTTCTATACAATAAATCAGAATATTGTGCTCCATGTAAAATATCTCTAAAAAAATCTGGAATTTCTCTAATAGCTACACCTGTTAATTTAAATGGACTAGTCATCATCCCTTTTATACCATGTTGTAATGGTGTTTTAATACTTTCTCTTTCTCTTCGTTTTCCTTCTTCAAGAAATTGATTATGTGCATCAGATAATTGTGACAAAGCATAAGACATCATTTTTGGATCTTGTTTTAAAAACCCTAACCAATATAATGTAACTCCTTCTATTTCTGTTTTAAGAGCTTTTATTGATGCAGAAACAGATTTAAAAGCTTCTGGAAATTTTTTACCAAATTTATCAATTAATCTTCCAATTAATGATTCTTTACCGTCAAGAAAACCCATAAAATCCTCAAATATAAGAAATACTGCTAATAAAGCAGCTCCTAATAAAAAAAGTTTTAATTGAGCTAATGAAAAGAAATTTATTGATTTATTTGCAAGTTTTCCTAATAATACAAGTGATTTTAAAGCTACAAAACCACTCATTATTATTAATATTCCTTTTAATATTTTATCAAGACCTCCTAATTGAGAACCTATTTCTATTGTTCTAAAAAAAATTTTTAATAATCCTTTATTTAAATATTCTAATTTTATTGATAAATCAGAAAAAAAATCTTTAAGTTTTGAAGTTATTATTTTTTTATTCATTTCAAGAATCATTAAAAATTGATTAGCTACTTTTCTTGAAATCGGTAATAATTTTTGTCCAGACTCTATTACTAATATTTGAATAAAATCTGAAATATTACTTAAAATACCAAGAAATGTTGCACTTTGCCTGAGCATCATATTATTAAATCTTCCACCTTTAGTTGTAAGATTATCCCAAGCTTGTTCAAACATTTCAAATGTAATTTGTTGCTTTCTTATCATATGCATAATATCTATTCTTGCTTTTCCTGTAACTTTTTCAAGTTCTTGCATAAGAGGAACACCAGCTCTTCTTAAATTTTGTAATTCAAAACCTGTTAAATAACCGGCAGCTTTTACTTTACCAAATGAAAGAGCAAGTTGCATTAATGGTACATTTAATCCAGAAGAAACATTACCAATTTTTGTTAATGTTTCTATCATTTTATTTGTTTCTATACCCATAGATAATAATGTACGTGAAGCTTCAATTACACCTGGAATTTTAAATGGAGTATAACGAGCAAATTGAAATAAATTATCTAACATTTCTTTTCCTTTTTTTACAGATCCAGTCATTACTTCAAATGCTATTTCAACTTGTTCTATTTTTGCTGCTTCATAAACAAATTTACCAATAGTTGCCGTTGCAGTTCCTACTATAATAGATAGACCTAACATTCCTGCTTTTACGTTATCAACTTTATTTTCTATTTTATCTAATTTAGATAAAAGATCACCTTTTATTCCAAATTTTAAAAATAAAGATCTTAATGTCATTTTTATTCTTCTTTAATATTAATACTTTCGATTTGTTCTTTTAAATCTAAATATTCATGAGCATCCATTAAATCATTAATATTCCAAAAATATATTTTAAGTTTATATTTATTATAATATACAATTTCTTTAAAATCTCTAAGATCTTTTAATGTTGTAAGTCCTTTTGCTATTGGTCTCCATATATAGAAATTTACACTAAAATCGTTTAAATTTTTTAATTCTCTTTTAAACTTTTCGCTAGAGTTTTTAGATTTGAGAAAATCTCTTTTAAATCTTTTCCGTCGAAAAAATCAGCATATTGCACCTCAAGACAAGAATATACAACTTTAAATAAAAATTTAAGTCTACCGGAAAATAATTTATTATATGAATTATAATCAGATAAATTACCTTCACCTTTATGTATTACTTGACTAAGCAATGTTTTAATTATATTTTTTACTTCAGTTGAATTAAAATTTTTAAAAAATTGATCAATAACTAATGATATATCAATTTTTTTATCAATTACAGAATCAATATCTATATTTTGACCTTTAAATCCAGATCCTATTGTAGGTACTACCATAGTAGCTATTTTACATAATAAATCTATAGCTGTATCAGGATCTAAATAAGCAATAATAAAATTTTCCCCATCTATTGTTTTGTGTATTGGTTGATTACCCATCATTTAATACCTTTATTTTTAAGATTCTGCATTATTACCGCCAACATAGAAAAATGGTAAATTACCTTCAAATACCCATGGTCTATTTTCAGCAGTATTTCCAAATTTTGTTGTAGCAGGTTTTGTTACAGTTCCATATTCCATTATAGCCACTGTTTTTCCAGATTTATCTATTACTGTAATAGGAATTGCAGCTTTAGAAATTTCATATGCACTCATTATTTCATTTTCGTCATTACTTTGAGGATATGTAATAGCAATTGTTCCTAATTTATTATATGATATTGTTCTACATACTTCTCCTTGAGTTCCTACAGTATATTTTACTCCTGGTTCTGCTCTATCAATTGTTACTTCATCCCATCCAGTAAGAAGACGAACACCAGCTAATATAGAAACTTGACCTGGATCATATGTTTTAGTTAGTCCAGCCATTTATTTATACCTCCATAAAAATTTATATAGTAATTTTTCCAAAAATTCCTACTTTATGAATTGCACCAGCATATTTTGCAGTAAATGTAATTCCACTTAAATATCTTTCAGCTTTTTCTAATGGATCAATATCTTCAATATTTGGTGTAAAAACAGTTGATTCTTCTTCAACTAAAAGGCCAACTCTTTCACCTTGTTTCAACCAATACATTATAATACCTTCTATAGATCCAATTCCAACAGAAGTAAAAGGTATTTTATCATTATTTACTAATGCCGCAAAAATACCTTCTGCCATTCTTGTTTGTAACCAATCTGTTCCTCTTATAATATCAATATATTCACCACTCGCAACAACAGCTTCGCTTGATATCATATTAACACCACCAACAGTTTCATAAGTATTTCCATTATCATTAACAATATTAGATTTTTGTGTAGCTGTAAGAGTATCTGGTATAGCTCCAATTATATTTTTAAATTTCCATGTAATAGATCCTGGATCTTTTGGAGATTGTCCTCCTATCCATCCAACATCTGGATAATCATCATAATTTGCATTATATAATAGAAATGTTCTATCATAACTTGCAGCTTTTAATTGTTTCATAGTATTATCAGCAACATTATTAAGAATATCAGCTTCATTTGTACTTATAGACATTACTTTTAATTTTGTTTCTATAATTGCTGCTAATGATATTAAATCAGCCTTTGTAATTGTTATAGGTTTAAAGAAATACCAATCATCATCAGCTTCACAAATAGCATTTAAACATGCAGCCCATGTTTCAACAGCAGATCCATATTGATTCATTGTAACTGATGCAGAAGTAACACCTGTTAAACTCGAAACAGTTATTCCAGTTACACGGAAATCTTTTTTAGCATCAACACCAGTAAATTCAACAGTATATCCAGCAGCATAACTACCAGCTACAGTAACTTCTGTTATACCAGCTAATGCTTCTATTGCAGCTTTTATTAATGTACTATCATCAGGAGCAGTATATGTAATATTTCCAGTTGTTACAGGTGTAGCACTTCCAATTCCTACATTTAAAGTCCATGTTCCGGCAGTAGGAGTTCCTACAAATGTTAATGTAGCTTTAGCATTAACATCCTCATTCTTTTTCGCTATTTTAAACTGAGTAGGACTTAATTGTTGCGATATTAATTCTAATGCAGCAATATATAATGGATCGGTTGTTAAAAATCCATCTTCTAACATATCAGCAGGATCAGTATAAATAGCAATTCTATTCATATTTCTATAATGAGATCCAGCAATTGTTGTTACTCCAAATCCTGTACGAGTAACACGAGCAGATTCTCTTGCAATATTAACTACAACATAATCTGATATTTGACTCATATTATTTACTCCTTAAGTTGTATCAATTATTTGACTATTAACTTCTACTTTTCTTATTTCACCTGTTTCATCATCTATATTTTCACCATAAGACATTATTATATCTAAATGACTTCTATATTCCCAATCATCATCTATAACTTTACTAACATTAAAAGGTCCAATTTGATCCCATACCGCAATTCCTCCATTTCTTAAAATATTTAATTTACTTTCTAAATATAAAGAATTTTGAATATTATTAATTATATAGCCATCATTATCATTAGCAAAAACACCGACAGATAAAGTAAATTTCTTTTGAAAATATCTTGTATAAATATCTGTTTCTTTATATGTCATTTCTGCTCTATTACCTATTTTTGTAGGTCCGCTAATAATACATAAAGAAACATAAGGTTTACTTGGTCTATCTTCTCCTTGTTCTTCCCATATAACATTAACATTAGATCCTACAATATCTTTTACAAAATCATAAATTGAATCTTCTTTTGTTTGATCAAGTCTATATGCCATTTTAAGTACCCATTAAAAATCCATAAGTTTTATAATAAGATATATTAAAAGCACTATAATCTTTATCTTGTTGAACTTCATATTGTTTTGTAATATTTTCAATATCAATATTTATACTTTGATTATCATCAACTTCTATAGTAAATGGAGTTCCTTTAACATTAGCTGTTATAGTATATGTTCCATCTAAATTATTAATAATAGTTATATTTTCAGTAATATAATCTATATCTAAAATAAGTCCTGCAACAATTTCAAGATTTGTTGCTCCTATTCCAGATTCATAACTATATTCATTTCCATTTATAGTAACAGTATATTCAGTTTCATCTATAACATTATCAATAGTACAAGTAACTACTTTAGCAATATTATATTTATCTTCTCTTACACGATCATTATTAAGAATTTCAAATTCAGAATATATTTTTATAGTTCCTCTTCTTCTATTTCCTTCTTTTAATAATAGAAGTTCCTCACCATTTACTGGTTGAACATTTGCATCTATAATATAAATAGTATCAGCAGAAGGTATTAAATGACCTTTAATATTAGTACATATTCCAGGTCTTACAATAATTAATTTACTATTTTTTATTAAACTCATTTTTCAAATAATTTATGATTTATATTTTCAACCATTTCACCGGTTCCTATTAATGGTTGATCGTGACCTTTTTTTAATATTGTTATTTTTGCATTTGGTTTATACATTCTATAATATGGACCTTCAATAAAATTAATAATTTCACTTTCTACAAATTCTCCAATTTCATTTAATAATTCTTTTATTTTAATTTTACCATCAAATAATTCCTCTGATAATTTTTTCATATAATTATAAAAAATTTCAATTTCTGTATCAAAAACATGTCTTAAAAAAGATCTTTGAGGAATATTAAATGGTCTATATGATCTTGGAGGATCTCCAAATTCTTGTTTATATGCTTTATCTAATATTTTATCATTATCAAAAAATCCAACACCTACAGATGCTACATTTTCTTCTTTTAATTTTTTAATATTATTATAAAATTTATCCCAATTTTCATGTTCATCTATAATTTCTATATCTGTAAATTTATTATAATCAGGCATTTTAATATCCAGGAGATACTACTCTAATAGATGGTATAACTTTATTTCTATAAGAAATAAAAGTTCTTCCATATTTTGTACGTGAATAATCACTTTCTGACATATTTACTTTTACAGTTGTATTCATATATTTATATGTTACATCTCCAACTTTTTCCTCTATTACAGGACCAGATGCATTAGAACCTGGAGTTCCAGGTTGTAATAAAGTTAGTTGATGAGCAGCGAGATATCTAGCTGCAACCTCTGTAAATATACCAAAAATAGATGAATCAACTATATTATTTACATCAGTAAGAACTAAATCCCATAAATCTTGACTTATAGTTGATAATTCAGGTGCTATTGATAATACATTTGCTTGTGTAGTTGCAGCCATATTTTTATCCTTTATTAATTATCATCTTTATCTTTTTTTCTAAGAATTTCTTCCGCATCTGATATTTTAGTAATTCTATCTTTTAAAGCTGATAATATACTTGTTCTAGGACGTGTTCTTTTTCTTTCAAAATCAAGATAATCATATAGAGGTTCTTTTTCCATTGTATTTTCTATTAATTCTTTAAATTCATGAATATTTAATTGTGAAATATCAACATTTTCAATTTCTTCACCTATTTCTTCACCAGTTTTTTCATCTTCTTTAGGTTGAAAAACTTTTAATATTGTATTGTAATATTCCATATCATCACCTGCTGCTTTTACAATATTTAACCATATATTTTTATCTATTTCATTTTTTCCAGGTATAAATTTATAAAAACTATTTACTTTATTTCCGTTAATTTCTTCAATATAAGGTAATGTTAATGTATTTGGTTTAGTATAGAAAACTATCATTTTTTCTCCCATCATTTTTATAAATGGCGGTTATATAATATAACCGCCATTTGTTTTTAAATTATTAAATTCCTGTCATTATTAAACAAGCTAATGGATATCTAATTACTACTCCACCATTTCTTGATTCTACCGGTATAATAAACTCAAGATTTCTTTCTTGAATTGGTAATATTATCATCTCAAGAGGAATTCTATTTTCAACAACTTCTGAATCATTCTGATATAATAACATTCCATCTTTTGTCCCACCTACAAATGCTGATGTTAATTCAGTTGATAACCAGTCAATAGTTGTTAATCCAAAACTTTCTGTTTTCTTTATATATTCAAGTACTGTTATTTCTGTATCAGTAAGACGTGTATTAGCAAGAATATTATATTGAGGAATAGGAAGTAACATTGTATCAGCTTCATGAATACCATTACTTTGAGACCTTACTGTTGAAACGCCAGTAGAAATATCAGCTATAATTTCATCTGGTGTTTTTTGAGACCATAAATAACCTCCAACACCAGTAGCAACACCTTGAATTGGAACATTTGGATTATTTAAAAAACCAACTATCCCATAAGTACTATCTCCATTCCAAGCAAGAGAATTTTCTTTTTCTCGTACAGATCTTCTTGCAGCACCAGCTTTAATCATATCTAATGGTTTATTAGTCATAGCAGCTGCTCGTAACTCTTGTGTATTATATCCGAAAGATGTTCCTATTGTTTTTACATTTTGTGTAAATTCTTGAGTAATTGCATCTGCTCTTGGAAGATCATCACTATAATTTTGTATAATTTTTGCCATACCAATCATAGTAATCATTCTATATGTAATTGAATTTGCACCAGGATTATCTCTATTAGATACAGGAATAAATTTTCTATATTTTAATTCTCGTTGTTTATATTCATATAGAGTTTCTTCTATACTTTCAAGTTCTCTTGCTAAAAATAATGTTTCATTTGCGTCAAACCTATGTTTAACAGCATCCATTCTAATCATTTTATTATCTCCTTTTATATCTAATTTTTAATTATGGAAGATTTAATTCAAGTAATGATATTCCATTAGCAGCAGCATAAGTTCTATAATACGCAGTAGGTAATGCAGCAGCATCAGATGTATCAGCATCTTTTCTGAATGCTCCAAGTTGTTCACCAGCATCAGCAACATATCTTACATATGCTTGATCATATGGATTAACAATTTGTTCTACTCGAACATAAATTCTTCCTTTACGCATCACAGACATTGGTTCTCCAATAGGATATCCAACTCCACCAGCAGACCCATAATTTTGTTCAGCTACAGGATTAAGAATTGTAACTCCTAATGCTTTTCCTACAGTTGTAATATCAGTAGAAGCAATTGGTAAACATGCTTTATCTTGATTTTGTATATCTTGAATAACACATACTCCAAAAGGAATCACAACACCATTTCCAATTACAGCAGCAACAGTACAATTAGCAGTACCAACAACAGTTGTTGTAGTTCCAGAAACATCAGATTCTACATAAAACCAATCATTAGTAGCTGTATAATAAGCTGTTACAGGAACAGCACCAGCATTAATTGCAGTTGTTAAATAATCAGCTATATAAGCTTTAGTTTGCGATCCACCAATTTCTGTAAAAGTAAATGCTGTACCATTTATAGTTACAGTAGTAGTTGTATCATCAGCGGTTATAGTTACTTTATCTAATTTTTTTGAATTATTTGCATATGTTAATTTAGTTGAATTTACTAAATCAGCAATCATTCCAGGCAATCCTATTGCCATACTAGTTTGCACCGTTGTTTGCATTTTTAATTTTCTCCTTTAATTTAAAGAATTTTTTAATTTAAAATTACTTTTTTTCTCTTTGTTCAGCATCTTTCTTAAGAAATTTTTCTCTCGGAGATAATTTCTTTTCACCGGAAGATTTCTTTGCATTATTTATAAAATTACCTAAATTATCTGCATTATTTTTTTTAATAATTTCATCGTATTGTTCATAAATAGTATCAAATCTTCCATCAATATAAGAATCTGATTTATTTGTTAAATCAATATCTTTATTTATTGATTTAATACAATCAATTTTTATTTCTTTTATATTTTTATCTTTTATATCAACTTTAAAATTATTAGCTATATTGCATACTTTATTATATTCATCAAACATAGCTTTTGTTTGTGTTGAATTTATATTTTTTGCTTCTTCAAGATCTTTCTTAAGTTGATCTATTATTTTAACATTTTCATCATATTTACCTTGAATTTCATCGATTTTATTTTTATTTATTGTATTGTCTTGTTTTAAAGTTTTATTTTCTTTATCAAGATTTGAATTAATAGTAATAGATGATTCAAGAGAATCATTTAAATATGATATAATACTTAAATCATCTTGATATACTTCTTTATTAATACTATTTACTTCTATACAATCATTTTTAAAATGCTTTCTTTGAAAAAGTACCATTACTTTATCTGACATTATTTTCTCCTTTTTTTTAATATTATTATCATCTAAAATTCTTACTGATTCTCCTGCTCGTCCTTTATCTACTATACTACAATGATTATATCTTATGTCTCTTTGAATATATTGATAATCACCTTCAGATAAATGATATCCATCTTTTTTTTCAAGATTACAACTATAACCACAGCTTAATTCCGTTGTTAAACCATATTTTTTACGATTTATTATAGTCTCTATAGTATCTTTATCAGTTAAAACTATTTCTCCTTTTACATGAAGTCCCTCCTTTTTAATATCATTTCCAATCATTCCCACCTGTAAATCTCTAATATTATCAACAGATACCATTTCTTTAGGATGTTGATCTGTAATAGGTTTTAATTTTAAAGAATTTAATGATTCTTTAGAAAATACTTCTTCCGGTGGCCTATATTCTCTAATAAGATTTCCTTCTTCATTATAATAATTAAATATACCAGATTTTGTTAAATATGCATCTACATACATAAATCCAGTTTCTTCATCTATTCTATATTTATTTTCATTTTCATCAATTATTATAGATATTTTTCTTTCATTTTCTAAACAGTCCGAATCATTTCTATTTTTCTTTTTACTTCTACGCCAAGTTGTAAAACATACAGCAGCAGCTTGTTTATTATTTTCAAATTCACCAGAAATAGAAGATATACATCTTGATATGTAATCATTTTGTTTTTCATTTTTATTTGGTTGAGGAATTGGCATATTATTTTAACCTCTATATTAAAATTTTATAAATTATTTTCTTTATAAATAAC